TAAATTAAAAGAATTAAAAACATTAAATGAAATAAAATTAGGAGAAATAAAATTAAGAGAAATGGAATTAATGAAAAAAGAAAAAATAAAAAATATACAATTTGAAATATCATCAGATGAAAGTAATTATACTTATAATTTTCCCGTAAAAATAAATGAAATAAATTGTATAAAATTATTAAATTATTCGGTACCCCAAAAAAAATTTAATATTGAAGAAAATATAAATAATATATTTAAATATAAAATTTTAGATGAAGAAAAGGAAATAATAATAAAAACAGGATATTATGATATAAATAAATTATTGGATAATTTAAATTTAAATGAAGACAATTTAATATTTGAATTTAATAATTTTAATCAAACAATAACAATAAAATGTGAAAATAATATCCAAATATTAAATACAAATTTAAGTTATAATAATTTAGGATTTATTAATTTTTCAGATGAAACAAATACATTATATGAAGCAGATAGAATATATGATTTAAGAATAGATGAAAAAATATATTTATATTTATTAAATATTGATGAAATAAATCCATTTGCAATATTGAATATAAATAGTAAAAAAGAATTTGAGATACAATTTGATGAAAATAAATCATTAGAATTTATAAATTTGGTGTTTAAAGACCAAAATGGATTTGAAATAAATTTTTATGATATAAAACATTATTTAAATTTTGAAATATATTGTATATAATTTATCTAAAATAAACTTTTCTACATTTATTGACTTCATCATCAGACGTAATATTTTGTATAATATTATCAAAAGTTTCGCCTTTTAATATTCTTAATATAAAATTAATAGAATAAACACCACATTCACTATTTTCTTGTTGATGTTGAATATTATTATATCTTATATCAATACCATTAATTTTATTTTTAATAAGTTTTTGATATTTGTGTATAATTTTATTATCTAAATTACTAATAATATTTATTAATTCACTTGCTTCTGAATGTGAACCACCATTCATATTTTTTTTTGAATAAAAATATTTAAAAATTTTATTATTAAATTTTTTAATTCTTTTAATGGGTTTTTTTCCAACAGAATCAAAATAATATAATTTATGATTTAATAAATCAGCATATAATGCAACCCAATGAGAACCAGATTGATTATGAGTATCTAAATTAATAACCATTCCAATTTGATTTTTACCATTTTTTAATAAATCATCAAAATCAATATTATGTAAACCCAAAATAGGTAATTGTTCAAAATCACTTGGAACAGCACCAAGAAAAACAAAATTAGTGTATAACTCTTCATATTGTTTAATAACATCATTAATATGTGTAGTACTTAACCATTCATATTTTTTTAGAGGTCCTGTAGGTCGAAAAGTATTATCATTAATTTCTTCATCTTCTAAATGTTTAATTAAATCAAGTTTAAGCCAACATAATTGTGATTTACATAAATTTGAAAATACATTAGATATTTGATCAACCATTTCTTTTTTATTGTCAGAAATAACTATTTTGTCTGTTACTAAATTAGGTTGTTCATTATATTGTTTAGCAATTAATTGTAAAGATTCCAAACTAAAACAACTACCATCATTATAATTTTTAGTAGGTGCACACTTGTTGTCCATTATATTAAAGTATAAAATAAGTTATATATTTTAAATTATAAAAATTAAAATATAAATTAATATAATATAAATGTCTTTTTATGAAAAATATATGAAATATAAAACAAAATATATTGATTTAAAAATAACGGTTCATAACAAAAAATTAGTTGGCGGAAATAGTTTTTCTGCAGATACAGATAATGGTAATTTTATTAATTCTTTAGGATCAACACCAACATCAATTATCAATACACAAACTAACGATAATCAAACAGGTGGTAATAATGTATCTGAAATTAATTATGATTTACCAGATAGATTAACGGATACACCAAATAATCAATTATCCGAATTTGTAGGTGGTGCAAGTAATAATTTAAATAATAAAATAAAGAAAAAAAAAGATACAGAAAAAGATAGTGATTTTGAATCAGAAGATTCTGATTTATTATCATTTTCATCAGATAGTATTGATTCTGGCGATGATATGTAAAATTCATTTAATATCATATAAAAAAATTGAGAATTAATATAATTAATAGACTATTAATTATATAAATGGAAAAGAATACTAAATTTGAAATTATTGATATGAAGTTAATATGTTCATCATGTTATAATTTGCCATCCAATACAGATTGTACAATTTGTAGAATAAATTTAAATCATAAATCTTTATATTCACAAGAAAAAGGAACTGAATCATATATTGTATTTGGTGAATGTACTCATGCATTTCATTATGATTGTATTGATTCATGGATTAAAACATCAAACAAATGTCCTATATGTTCTAAAAAATGGGAATATAAACGTTGATAAAATTTAAATAATATTATTAGGTTTTATATCTTAATTATTTTATAAAACTACATAAATAATTTATATATATATAGGATTACGGAATATAAAAAAAATTGATTATTTGTTATTTTATTAAATATGTTTAATAATAAATGATGGATATTGATATTAATGGTTTAAGTTTAAATAATAGTGTTATTGATAGTACAGTTGATAAATCAATTATATATACACGAGTAAGTACACAAGAACAAATGTTTAATAGACAGATAACAAAATGTTCAGAATTTTGTAATCAAAATAATTTTAAAATTACAAATATAGTATCTGAATCATGTAGTGCATATAAAAATCCATTACAGTTAGAATTGTTAAAAATTATTAATGATAATTCTAATATAAATTTAATAATTGAGGAAACAGACAGATTTTCTAGAAATGTAAATTATGGAGTAAAATTATTAGATAAATGTTTTGAAAAAAATATAATAATTTATATATTAAATAAAAATTATATTGTTAAAAATAAAAAATCAGCAGACTACATTAAATTAATTAATGATATAAAAGAAGCAGAAAATGATAGCATTAAAAAAAGTGAACGTATAAAATTTGCAAATAATTTAAAAAAACCAAATCCACAAATAATATTTTTAATATTAAAATTATATTATGGTTCAAATAAACAAAATATTGAAAATATATTATTAAAAATTACAGGTTGTAATACAATTACAGAATTTGATGAAATAATATTATATGGATATTATGATGTTAATGATATAGTATTTATATTAAATGAAAATAAAATATTAAATAATAAAAAAATATGGACAAAATCAGCAATAAATAATATAATAAAAAATAATACTAGTCATAAAGAAAATATTGAAAAATTAACAAATGAATTATTAATCGAAATTTATGCAGGATTAACTTCAGTACCAGATTATGATAAAATTTTTACATTATTAACAAAAATTCATAATTATAATATGAGTGATGCAATAGTAACATTAAAAAATATATTAACTAAACCAGGTGTAAGTAAAAAAAATATATGGGATAAATTTTTAAATGTATATCGTATTAATTTTAGAATATGGAATTATGAAACTGAAATAAATAAATATGGTTATCATAATATTTAATCATCTATAAATTCAGCATCTAATTCATTAATTTCTTCTGAAGAACATTCAACATATTCTTTTATAATTTTATTATTATTTACTTCATAATATTTAATTTCAAATCCCTTTTTTTTATAAAATTTATTTCTATATATTCCCTGTCTAATAAATGATGGTAATTGATCAACCAAATCAATAATTAATGGTTGTATAGTATGATCTTTTCTTAAAATTCTACCAACAGCTTGTTCAATTTCTTTACGAGGTGTTATCATTATTAAAGTATTAAGGTCTGGAATATCTAAACCTTCAGATGCCATCGAATAAGATCCAAAAATTATTTTAGCTTTTTCAGATTCAGTTAATTTTTTTTGTTTTAATCCACCAATATAAAAACTTGATGAAATTTTATAATCTGTATCAATTATTTTTTTTAAAACAGTTAAATGTTCAATTCTATCAGATAATATTAATATTTTTCTTTGTTCTAAATTTATATTTTCATCATCTTCTTTACATATTTCAATAATTGTTTTTATAATAAAAATATTTCTTTCAGAAATTTCAGTAAGTTTATTAATTGTTTTTGCTCTATTAAATTCTTTTCCATAATTTTGTTTATATTCTTTAAATGATGGATCAGCAACTGTATATTTAATGGTTTTAACAAGAACATTATCAATAATTTTTGTTGGTGATTTATATAATATATCACCAAAATACCAATACAAAACTTTTTCTAATTTATCACTTCTTTTTGGTGTTGCAGATAAAGCTAATGTTTTTTTTGATGTAATTATTGGTAATGCTTTTGAAAAATATTTAGATGGTGCATGGTGGGCTTCATCAAAAATAACTAATCCAAAATCATTAAATGTTTCAGAAATATATTTATCTTTAGCAATAGATTGTAACATTCCAATAACAATATCTTTACCATCAATATCAACTTTATCACCTTGAATAATACCAACTGATGCATTTGTAAATTCTTTAATACGTTCAATCCATTGATTTAATAAAAAAGTTTTATGAACAATAACCAATGTTTTTTTTTTAAAATGACATGCAACATATAATGCTTTTATTGTTTTACCTTCACCACAACCTTCACATAATAATCCACCATCATTTGCTTCTAATTTAGGTAAAATAATATTAATAACATTAATTTGTGTTTGCCTTAAATTGCCATTAAATATAATATCAATAGATTCACCGGACGTTTCTTTATTAATATCAGGTTTGCCAAATTTATTTAAACCATAAAATTTAGGTAAACATAAATAATCATCATTTTCAACATAAACAGGAAATGATTCAGGTTTAACATTAACATTAAATGATAATTGTGGTGTTACAGTTAATTCATTTTTAATTTGATCAATAATATCTATATTGTCTTTTTTATTAATTAAATATCCTTCTTTTGATAATATTTTCATTATTAGATAAGTTAATATTTAATTTTTAAATAATCAATTTTTTATAATATATATAAATAATAAAAAATTTAAAAATCTATATATATATATATGATTAATAATGATTCTAACCGTGTCATAAGTTTAATTACTGGTGTAATTTTAATCTTGTTTGCCAGTTTAATTGCGCCAAAATTACCATATTCATATTCTAAATATTTAGAAAATCCAATGGTAAAAATTATATTATTTACTTTAATTGCATATATTTCATCAAAAGATATAGTTATCGGAATTATTGCAGTTATTGCTTTATTAATATCATATCAAACATTATCAGTTTCAAAAATTACAAATGATGTAATTAATAAGACAAATGAAGTTATTGCAGAACAATTTAATAATATACCTAAACCTGCATTTCATCTAACACCATCAAATCAAATAAAACTTCCATTAATTCATCATACACCATTAAATAATGTTGAACAATATAATGGGACCAATAAAAATATATGTGATACCAGATTAGAAAGAGATAATATACAATTAGCAATAAATGATAACGCGGTATCATTAAAAAAAAATACCGTATCATTAAAAAAAGATAAAATTATTAAAAATAAACCAAAAAATGAACCCGAAAATGAACCAGAAAATTATGATGATCCTGAAAATTATATTGATGAAAATATATTTAATTATCAGACAATAAAATCATCTGATGATTCTTATTTATTATTAAATGTAGAAAATTATGATAAAATAAATAAAGATTCACATGATTTTTATTTATTAAAAAGTAATAGTAATGGTGTATAAATTAATTTATTTAGACATATTTTTATATTTACTTAAATTCTTGTCAAGTAATTCTTTTGCAGCAGATAATAATTTATCTACTGAAATAGATGGATCTTTTGCTTTAACATCTCTTTGTAGTTGACCAGCAATTTTTTTACAATCTCTACCATTTGGAATACTTAATTTTTCTGAAACTAATTTAGAAATTTTACCAAAAACTAACATACCTTGACTTAATTCACCACCAATTAAGTCCTTGTCACTAGCCCGTTTAAATTCAGGATTACTTGGTGATTCAAATTCATCATTAATTTTATTAGCACGATTATCATAAGGCATTTCAGTTGATGTTGCAGAAAGAATGTCATTTTCAGCAATACTTTCTAATGCAAGTGGTTGTTGATATTTATCAATTGGTTTTGATGGTTGTTGATATTTGTTAATTGGTTTTGGTGGTTCTTTTCCGATAATATCACTAACAGATAGATCTGGATTATTTCTTTCTGAATCAGTAGGACCAAGTTCTTTAGCTAACAAAGCACCAGCTAATCCAAGACCAGCTAAGGTAATAACACCTTTACTGACATGAGCGCCGCCTTTGGCATAGTAGTCTTGCGTACCGTTTGATTTTGAAATAATATTTTTAATTTTATTTTCTAAAACTTCAGTACTAATATTTTCATCAATAGCACCACCTGCTTGTTTATTTAATAAATTAACTAATTTTTCTTCTAATTTTTCAGTAGCGGTATTGGTATTTGATTCTGATGTTAACATTGACAATAAATTATTAATATCTTTTGGATTAATTTTAGATAAACTATTATCAGATGTTGCAGAATAATTATTTCCGCCATATTGAGAATTATTATTTCCACTGTATTGAGAATTATTATTAATTGATGTTGCAGAATAATCATTTCCACCGTATTGAGAATTATTATTAATTGATGTTGCAGAATATTGATAATTATTATTAAAATTATTTTTTAAATTATTTTTTGGATTCGTATTTAAAATTTCTGAAATGTTAAGACTTTCAGAAGTATTTTCTTGTATAGTATTTTTTTTATTTTTCAAAAATAAATCAGTCATTATATATTATGATTTAGAAAATTATTTTATATATTTAATTTTCTAAAATATAATAATATATGGATAATTTTATTGATTCAACATTAAATAAATTTTTTGATTTTATAAATTTTAAAAAATTTACTAAAGATCAAAACTTTGTTGTTTATCAGGAAGATATAATAAAATTAATAAATGATTTTATAAATACAATTTCACCAATAGAAATTATGAAAATAATAAAAAAGAAAGAGTATTTACCATTTATTTATAGTATATTAAAAAAATATTGTGGATTTTATGTATATTTAGGAATTGGATATTATTATAGAGATGGAAAAGATTTATTTATAACAAATATTATTGAATCATCAAAAAAAAATTTTGATAATTTTTTTAATTCAATAAATAATTCAAAAATAATAGGATTTTATACTGATATAAAAAATATTTTATCATTATATGAATTTAAAACAATTGATAAAATAAAAATAATAATATCAAATAATCCATTAAAATATGAAAATACTGTAAAAATTTTTAAAGAATTAGGGGAAGATTATATTGTTAATAATTTTTTTATTAAAGATAATTTTGAAAATATAATAAAAACATTAATATTTACACAATTATATACAAAATACGATAAAAATGAAATTAATTTAATTATTAATGAAGTTGATAAAGAAGAAGGTGAATATAAATATATAGAAATAGTAGTAGCTAATGATCATAAATTAGTAGATTTTACAGTAATACAAAAATTTTTAAGTGTAAAAGAATTACGTATGGGTTTTGCGGAAGAAATATATAATTATTTGGAAGAATATCAAAATAAAAATGAACTATTAATAACAGATATAAATGATTCAATAAATTTTTTATTTTCAAATAAAATATTAATACCAATAAGTGAAGAATTTATAAGATATCATAAAGATTCAGAAAATTATGAAAATAAAAATGACAGTAAAATAAAATACATAATAAATAAAATAAATACAGCAAAAAATAATAAAAGTGGAGAAATTGATAAATTATTTTATAAAAATATAGATCCGCGTATGGGAATATTATATAACGATAATGAAGAAATAAAAATAATTCAAAAATTATCATCATCTGAAAATGCAGTTGATTCCGAATTATTAATAGAATTACAAAATTTTAGAAAATATGCATATATAAATTTTAGATATAGTACACATAATTTTATAAAATTAAGAACACCAAATACAATAGATTCAGTAAGATTAATAAATTTAAAAAAAAGAAATAAAGAACTATTAGAAACTCGAATATCTCATGATAATATTGATTTAAATGCTGTAGGTGTAATTTTTAATCCAAATAGATTTAATGGATTAAAAATAGCAAATGATTTTTATAAAGTTAGTAATTTAATAAATGTAAGTAACATAACCAAAAATAAAAATGGATTTTTATCATTTATGCAAATATTAAAATCAACTGATAAAAGTACAGTAAAATCAAATCAACCGTCCAAAGAAAATATGCGCTTACCACATATGCAAAATAAATTATATTATTGGTTATTTAATAATAACACCGACATACCTAAATTAAATAAATATCTTGATTATAATAAAAATGATGGAAATAAAAATTGTATGTTAATGATATCAGAAATATATTATTTATGGATCGATATTATAAAAAATAAAATATTAAATGAAATAGACAATATGGAATCAATAACAATTATGGATTTGGAATATCTATTTAAAACATATAAAACAAAATTTTTTGATTTTGATTTAATACCAAACATAAAAAATATGATAACGTATAAAGTTTTAACAACAAAAATAAAAGATGTAAAAATAATAAAAGAAGAATCAACTCAATTAAAAGATAAAACAAAAAAAATAAAATTACCGGAACTAATTGTAAAAAAATCTGATAAATCTTTATTAATAATTGAAACAAATAATATTGAAAAAGAAGAAAATATAAATATTAATATAAATGCAATATGTAATCACTATATAAAATGGGATAATATAGAAAAAAATTCAAAAAATATAAATGAAGATTTAAATCAATTGATATTTGAATTTGTTAAAAAATATGTTAAACAAAATGAAAAAGGAGATTATATTTGTAAATCATGTAATGAAATGTTATTATTAAAAAAATATGTAAAAGAGGGTACTTATATAAAAGAATTAGATGAATTTATGACAACATCAATAGTTGTAAATGAAAATTTATATAATATACCAAAATATAATAATTTAAACAGAACAATAAAAAATTTAGAAAAAATTTTAGAAAAAATAGCATATATGTGTGATATAGCATATTATATAGGAAATGATACAACAACAAAATTACATCGTAAAACAGTAATAAAAGATACAATTGATTTAGTATTATTACATACAAATTATTTAAGAAAACAACCAAAAAACAGAAAAGAAAAGGCAGTTGAAATATATAATATAAATAAAGATTTTACAAATTTATTTTTTTTTGAATTAGAAGATAATATATTTTTAACATCATCAACTGATACAGATACATATAAATTATTAAAATATAATAATATAATAGCATATTTGATATTAATAATAATAACAGAATTAAATTCAGGTCAAATTTTAAATTTAAAAAATGATAAACGTTGTAATTATTTTTTTTATTCAAAAATCAATATGAGTTTGTTTAAAGATTTACAACTAAGGATCAATGATAAAGAAAAAATTTTATTAACAAAAATACCATTATTGACTTATTGTATTTATTATTTTAGTTGTATATTAACAAATAATAAAATTTGGTTATGGAATAATACAGAAGAATTACAAGTAATAACAATACAAAAAATAATAATACATACAGTAATTGATTTATTAAATTCAATAATTGAAGCAAATTTTGAAAAAAATAAAAATTATCTTTATGAAATTTTAGTAGCAAGATTTATGGATAAGGTTGTACATACTTTTAATGATGAAAAATTAATAAATAGAATAGATAATAACATTAATAAAAAAATATCATATGATGAAAAAACAAAAAAATTATTATATAAAAGTAGAAAATTAGATTATATTCCAATAGATAGTTTAAAAACAGATAATTTATTTAATTTTAATAAATTAACAAAATATTGTAATGTAAAAACAAAAATAATAAATAACAATAAATTTAAATTTGCAAATAATAATATAAATTCATTAACAAATTGTGATGATGGTCATTTTCATCAATTTATTTTTGAAAATAATTCATTATTTTGTAAATTATGTAAAAAACAATATTTAGAATTAATAAATGATACAAATACAACAGAAAGTGTAACAAATAATAATGATTATTTTGAAAAATTAAAATTATCATTTATTAAAAAATCAACTGAAAAATATTGTTTAACTGGAAATTTACATCAAATAAATATTGAATCAGGAATATGTAATTTATGTAAAATTGATCCATTAACTTATAAATATACAAAACAAGAATTATTAAAATTTGAATCAATATTACATCAAAAAGAAGATGTAGAATTTAAAGAAAATTATAAAAATTTTAAAAATAATGAAAATAAAATTACAAATCAATTATTATTAAGAAAAAAAATATTAAATAAATTTCAAAAAAAATTTGAAAGAGATTTATTAAATAAATATAAAGACAATAATTTAGAAAATTATATAAATAATTTTATTGATAAATTAATTAAAATAGTCGGAAATAAAATAAAAACACATGATAAAGTAACATATTTAAAAGATACAGTTTATATAATTGATCATAATTATTTAGGAAATTATTCAAAAAATAAAACAATAATTTTATCAAGTGAAAATTTAATAAAAATTCATTATAATCATCCATTTTTTGAGAGAGACATTATTTATTATAAAAATGTAAATATGTATGTTTATTATGATATTATTACTTTACAATATTGTGGATATTCAAATGATAATAAAACTATGATAAAAAGTGATCACCCAGCAACATTAAAAATAGAATATTCAATAAAAGATTTATTATTATTTATGGGATTAGAAAATATGTATACAAATATATATAATGTTGATTCATCCTTAATATTTAGTTTTAATAGTGATAAAATAAATAATAATGAAATAATAAATAGTATTTTAAGAAATAGAATAAATAATTTAAAACAAATAATATCAAGATCACAATCAATAATAAATTCTGTTCACAATAATCACAAAAAAACAAATTTTTATAATATTAAAGAAAAAAATATAATAAATGAATTTATAACAAAATTACAAAAAATAAAATTAACGGATAATAAAAAGAAAATTTTTAAAAATTCAAAATATATTACAAATTTAATAAATTTAAAACCAGTAATATCAACATTTGAGTTTAAATTAAATCAAAATTATTTTAATAATAATATATTAAATAAAGCAATTAATAGTGATACAAAATTAATTTATTATATTATTAGTAATTTTAATAAATTATTAGATTATAATATTGATCATGTTGTACATATTGAAATTGCACATTTAATAATACGTATAATTGAATATTCTAATGAATTATATTTTAGAGAAAATAATAATTTTAATATTAGAAAATTTAATTATCTTATTTTATATGATGAACCATATATTGATGAAAAAATAAGAATTGATGATAATCTTGATTTAATTAATCAAGATGAATCTGATGAAATAAAGAAAGAAGAAAATTATGATGCTAAAGAAGCTTTTGATTCTTTAGATATTGATGATTTTGATAAAGATGATGATATTGATGAAAGTATGCAAGCATTAGAATTTGAAAATTATGAATAAAAATTATTTTTGAAATATTCATTAATAGTTTTATAATATAAACCTTTTCTTGGATTTAATAAATTATATTTGTCAAAATATGTACTATTAGTAATAATATTTGCCACATATTTTATGTATTCTTCATATGATAAAAATTTATTACTTTTATAAAAAGAATAATATGTAAATTTTAATTTATGATTATCTTCATAGAATAAATCTAAAAATTCAAGTTCAGATATAGCTATATTTGTATTTGTATTTATATTTGTTAATAAATTAGGTTCACTATCAAATAAATTTAATTTAATTTTAGATATACGGTTATTTTTTAATCCATTTGATACTAAAAAATAATAAAATATTGTCAATAATACGAATTTCATTTGTGTTATTAAAGTAATAAATCAAATAAAATAATTTTCAATTTTTTTTTTATAAATTAATATTCGATTTTTTCATTGATATCAGTTATACTTTTATTTATTTCATTAATTTGAAAAATATAGTTTTCAATATATTTGTCAAAATTATTTTTAATACTTTCAATATGTTCATGTATAATTAATAATTTTTCATTTAAATTATTAATTTTATCTTTTATAATAATTGTATTATTTTCGATACTATTAAATTTAATTAATTGTATTTTTTTATCATCAATATATGTTTTTATAATATCATGATTATTTATATCATAAATAATTGGCGTTAAAATATAAATTTCAATAATTTGTTTAATTGATCGAATTATATAATTTTTTATTCTGTTAGAAATAAAAATTAAATACAATAATCCACAACATAAAATCGGACTAATAATTAGTGTTAATGTCATTTAATAATAAAATAAATATAAAATAAAATATTATCAATTTTTTTTAACTGATACTAAATATAATTCTGGCAAAACCATTTTGAACAACAAAAAAATTATAACTAACAGATAATAACTTACCTTGTAATCCAACACTATTTGAATTTAATTGTGATGTAAAATATTCATTTAAAAATAATGAATTTAATTCATATCTAATTTTTTTTTCACGAATTGCACTTAAATTTGCTGTACCTGATGGTTGTAACTCTTCAGGATATAATGAAAAAGAAAAAAAATAAACATTATCTGGTAATGTTCTGTTTAAAGATTGATAAGATTGTACAAGTTGATAATATGATTTATCAATTTGGTCATTAATTATATTAGTTTGATTTAATGAAATAATTTGTTTATCAAATATATTATTAACATAATATTTAGAATAATCAAATAAATATGGTGTTACTTTTCCATATTGTGACAAACCATATAAAAAATTCTTAGGTTGTATAAACCATATAAAATATTTTGTTGGTCTATCTAAAGAAATTTCACTATCATATAATAAATAATTATTAATATCAAAAATATTTTCTTGAAAACCTTCAATAACATATTCTAATTTTGATGACGATATTTTTTTTTTTTCAACATTATCTAAATAAACATATTCAGCCAATAAAATAATGTCAATAGGTGGAATTAAATTTAATAAATAATTATAATCAATATATAAATCATATCCACCTAATTTATAAACTAATAACGGATAATTTGATAAATTATTTTTAAAATTAATCCAATCATTAACAGATAATACATTATTATTAGTACTAAAACTTAAAATTGTATTAATATCAGTATCATTTAATTGTGAATAAATTAGTTGTAAAGCAGTATAATTTAAATTTATTAAATTATAAGTAATTTGTTTACTTTTTATAATATATTGATATGAACTATAATTTAGTGATGTATTTAATATATTATTAAACGGTAAAGTTAATGTCAATAAATTATTATATTCAGTTTCATAATCTCTAAAATAAATTAAATTTTGTAATGAATTTAAGGTTAAAGTTATTATAACTGATGTGTTTCTCATTGCAACAACTGGTAATGCAGAACCAGAATTTTTATTAAAAAAAAATATTAATGGAATTAATAATAATCTTGCAGGTTTTGAATTAGAATTAAAAGTATTTAATTGTATATCTTGTCCAATCATAATATTATAATTATTAATTTGTTCTTCAGATAAATGATGATGTTGATAAATATGAAATTGATCTGATGAATATTGATCAATAACTTGACCGCCAATATTTAATTCATATTGTGAAAAATAATAATGTCCTAAATATTGTGTCCATGCAAAATTTATATTGGATGAATTATTTATAAAATTATTATATATTTTTAATGATTGTTGCCAATTAGAATGATAATATGTTAAATATTCCAAAATATTATTATTCATTATAGATAATATATTTTTAATGGTAATAATAGATATATAATTGGAATTTGAAGGTGTTACATCATATGTTAATAATAAATTTAAAGATAAAATATAACCACTCATATTAATTTTATTATATAGGTTAACATCAATTAAACTGGAATAAATATTAATTTGAGATTTATATGTAGTATTAAAATTTATAACAACTTTTTTGATATTGTCTAAAACTAAATTATTTGATAAAAATAATTTTAATAATTGTTGATATAAAATTAATTCTATTGATGCATAATTTTTTAAATTAGTATATAAATTATTCCATGATGTAACAGTATTATTAAGTGTTAAACTATAATCATTTTTCCATGTAATATAATTTTGGTCAGTAATTATAGAATCTGAAAATTGTAATTCTGGAATACTTATCTGAACAAAACATCTATAAATTAAATCACTATTATTTGATAATGTAAATGATATTTTATTACCAAATGATGGCTCCTGATCAGGATAAATTTGTTTAAGTTCTAATGAAAAATTAGTATGTTTTTTATATTTTTGTTTAAAAAATGTAATTTGTGGATTATATGTTAATGCAGTATCTTGAATATCTGATATAACTAATTGCATAAGACCACCTGCCATTTATAATTATAAGTAATTAGATTTTAAATAAAAACTTAAATAAACAAATTATAAAAATTTTTGAGTTTAAAATTAAAAATAATATTAATATTAATAATGGGTATAGTGCAAAAACTATTATTTGTAATTGTAATATCAATAATTATATATATTATATTTATTGAAATAAAAAAAATTAAACATAAATTAAGTATTTTAAGTGATATTATTATTGAAAAAAAAACATCAAATAATGATTTTATTAATTTTATTAATGATGAATTAAAAAACCATATTGATATTGATATATTTAATAATCCATATAATCCACATAATCCACAAAATATACAATCAAATAGTTATATTATTAATGAAAATGAATTTAATGTTATTAATGATATTGAATTGGAAAAATATAGTTTTTCTGATGAAATATTTTCTGAAACAGATATTAAACTTGATACAAATATTGACAATAATATTAATAATATTAATAATAATATAAATAATGATACTGATGATGATGATGATGATATAAATATAAAAAATAAATCAATATCTGAAGTTTATTCAAACGAAAAAAAAACTAATAATGAAACATCATCTTTGTGTCAAAAAAAAGAGGATAATAAAATTGACGATGATATAATATTAAATTTACAAAAATATAAATTACCTGAATTACAAGATATAGCAATGCAATATAAAATTAATTTATCAATTAATAATAAAAAAAAAAATAAGACACAATTAATTGATGACATAAAAAAATATGCTGAAAAATAAAAATATCTAAATATATATATATGAGTGATAACAGATATTTTGAACATAATTGTCCAGCATTAATGAATGATGGAAGATTTATTTCGAATTATGTAAGATCAAGTACATTTGATCAATATGTTAGATTAACAAATAATATAAATTCAAACCACGATTATAGAAGATTTATTCAAAATAATGGTAATCAAATAATGAATAATATGAAAGCATTTTATCATGAACATAATACATGTACTATAGAAGGAAAATGTGTACCAATTAGTAATTGTAAAAATATTTTACCAGGAAGTGGATTTCAACATGATGACCAAAATAAACAAAATAATAAAATGAATTGGTATGAAGAATTATTAGATGATGAATATGCAAGTGCAGAAACATTAAATTTTATGATGAACTCAAATTCTGTTGAAAATAAATCATGTACATCAGATAGTTGTAAATAAATAAATTAAAATTAATTTTATAAAAAAATAATTTTATATTTGTAAAATATCTAATTTAAAACTCCATATAACTGTATCAGTTATTGATCCAATACAACTTACATTTAAATCATAACCATTATTATATGATAGATATATATTATTAATAGACCAGTTACCAATATTATTAGTATTATATGGATTTAATGTATTAAAATTAACTAATGTTTCTGTTAAAGTGTTATTTGGATATGTCCATAAATTAATTTCATATGAATTAACCGTAGTATTATTTAACATATAAGTTGTACCAATTAATTTTCCGGATATGTTATTTAAATTTACAACTTGTACAAATGTAAATATAATATTTTGATTAACTGTTGTAATTCCAGAAGTTATGTATGTTTTATAGTATGGTATAAATGATATATTTAAATATGTACTAACTGTATTTGTTATATTAAAAGAACTATTTACAATAGTTGTTGATAAACTATTAGGACCATTTATTGTTATGGTTGAATTAATTTGTAAATTTATTGAATTTGATATATCTGATATATTCAATGTTTCATTTGGTTTAAAATATATATTATTACTGTTAATAAATAAATTATTATATATTGTTGTATAGTTATTATTAAAAGTAATTAAATCAATATTATTATTTCTAATTGTTAAATAATCATTAATAATAATGGGAATATTATTTAATAAATTAAAAGAAGAATTAATATAAATATAATTTAAATATGTTGGAACGATTAAAGAAATTTGATTAGTATCACTATTAAAATAAATATATTTATTTGAATTAATATCTTTAATAGAAAATTGTTGATTAAATATTAATGAACTATTATTTAATAATTCAATTTGTTTATTAATAATTAAATTATTAATATATGTTGGTACATAAAATGTTATGGTATTAGGTAATGAATTAAATGTCATAAAAATTGTATTATTTATTGAACTTTGAATATTCAAAGTATTAACAAATATAATTGGTATATTATTTAATTCTAAATTAACTAATATTTGTAAATTATCGACCATTAAATCAGATAAAATATGTATAATATTTAATGATGAATCAATAGTTAATATTTTACCGTATATTGAATTAATTGAAAATAAATTATTATTCAATAAAATATTTTGATAAAATGTTATAATTGAATCTGAAAAATTTAAATATTTTACATTATTATCTTTAATTATTAAATTACTTTCAAATTGTATTGATATATTATTATATATTTGTATTAATGTTTTTGATAATTCAAGTAATTTATATATTATATCACCATCAGATAAATTAAAAATTAAATTATTTGATAATCCAACAATTTCACCATCATATAATCCAATCGAATTAACAAGTAAATTAGATAAATTATGTGTATTTATTAAATTGAAATAATTAGAATCAATATCCGTATTTTTAAAATTAATGGTTGATGGAATATATGGTAATTTAAAAAATCCTTTATTATTATTATTAAAATAATTATATTGTGAAGTAATCCATTTATATAATGTTGAACCATTAATTAATTCTAATTTATTATTTGGAAAATATAATAAACCGGAATAATATCCAGTTGATGAATTTTGATCAGGAATTGGAAATATAATACCACTAATAATATTATTATATTGAAAATTATTAATAGTAATATTATTTAATTGATTATTAATTAAAATAATGTTATCTTTTATTTCAACATTTGATGAATTTAATATAAAATTATCATTATCAATTAATATATTTTCACTAAAATAAATTGGATAAATATTAAAATTATTTGATTCATACATTATTTTTAAAAATGAAAAAGCAATTGGACTTGATATTATAATAAATGAATTAAGTGAGTTTGGAATTACACTAAATGTATTTACATATAAATCAATAATATTTGCATTATCTGTATTAGTTGTTGTATTTGATGTATTGTCAGATAAAATATTAGATAATACAATATTATTATTAAAAGTTATATTACGCGTATTAGATGTAATTGATGAAACATGAATTTGATTACCATATTTAAACATTAATTATTATATTAAGTTATTTTTATATAAAAAATTTTTAATTTCTAATAAATAAATAATGACTTCCAAATTTGATAAACCATACAATAATATAATATTACCTAAT